AGGATTAGATTGCGAAGAAGTAAACTCAAGAGAACTCACCATGTCTCCTGAAGTATAGATATCTGCTGTCTCTCTATCAACGTGTAAGACCAAAGAACTTAAAGGTCTATCCGGTGCGTAAGGAGACGAAGAACCACCTACACCCGCTATCCACCACTGTTCGGGTCCTGAGGGAGTTACTGGAAAAGTTACTGAACCTGCTACGGCAACATTCATTAATCTTCCACCAACCTGTGCTGGTGTATCCATAACTCTGTCTCCGTAGTAATAACTTTTGGTAATTTGTAGGTCTTCACTGTAGATTGATTGATACTCAGTTACTGCTCCTCCACTACCAAAGCTTAACTCTTTCCTTATTCCCATGTACCCTTGTGCTGCAATTGGAACTGTCATTGTATCACCTCCTTTTTTATTTAGTTATATCTTTTACCTTTTGTGTGAGTTTTCCATCTCTGCAAAACTCATCATGGACCATTGTTATTATCTCTTTCATGGACCACCTTCTCCTCATCAGCTCTGGTGGAAAAACCTTCGTACCGAAGCCTTCGTCACCGATACCTTCGACGGTCTTTTTTCCAGAATTTTCTTTGCCTGACATTTCCCCTCCTTATTGCTGTAGAGTAGATTATAGCCTCTTTGTTTGTACCACGCATAAAACTCCTTAAACTTTTCGTTCTCTGGGATATGGCTTAGCAATAAAGCTAAGGGTAAGGCCCATTTGTGCTTCGATATGAAGCCAAAGAACTTCTGAGTATTGTTTACGAACCTCGCATGACGGGGTTCAAACTTCAACTCAGTTTTGTCAAAGAAGTTGGGGCTAAAGTCATCTACGTTACATTCCCACAACCCCAATTCCTCACACTTCTTTCCTAACTCTAAGTTTGGATAGGGTTGAAAAATAGATGCCCAAGCTACAGCAGGTTTACAAGCGATGTTCAACCTAATTGTATCTAAGATGTCCTTTCTCGTTTCTGTGGGCGCTCCTATCATGTTCTCAGTTCTGAACTTCATCTTATGCTTCTTCAATAAAGCTACTCCAGCAAGAATCTTCTCATTAGACATATGTCTGTTGAGCAACTCTTTCCGAAGTCTTTCAGAACCAGACTCTATAGCAAAAGTCACACCCGTACAACCTGCATCTTTCAATAGGATAATCTTCTCTTCTGTTATCCTGTCTATTCTTAACTGTGCGTGAAAAGGAACCTGAACTTCATCCTTGTACATTAGCATCAGTGCTGTGAAGTTCGGATTAGAAGTAAACTCGTCATCCTGGAAGTATATCATCTCCAAAGGAAACCTCTTCAAATCCTTACATTCGTCTATTATGTTCCTGGCACCTCTAAATCGTACCAGCTTTTGCTTCTTTTCCCTGTATAACTGCTTGTATAACACGTTGTAACAATACGTACAGCTAAATGGGCAACCCCTCATTGTCATAACGCTTTTAATGGGATTGTCTCTATTCCTATCGTACTTGTAGAGTAAATCTCTATCTGGAAATGGTATAGTGTCTAAGTCTTGTACCAAATCGCAAACCTCTCCACAATTAAACTCTCTACCATCTTCTATGCAACTAAGAAGCTCTGGAAGTGCCTTCTCGGCTTCTCCTCGTATGATGTAGTCGATACACCTCTCCTCTAATACCTCTGGGAAGTAAGTTGGATGAGGTCCACCAAATACAGCAATTGCATTTTGGAAGTACGTCTTCAGCAGATTGTTCAACTTTATGTAGTACTGATGTGTTCCCGTTGTTACAGAATACGCTAGGATGAACTTTTCGTCATGTAAATCTCTCATCTCTTTAGGAACAGTTATATCCCCATTAGTCTTTACCAAGTCTACCTTGTGCCCTTCCTCTTTGAGGACAGAACTCAGATAGCCTATACCTAAAGGCTCGATAAGAAAATCATCCATTACGAATACTACTCTCATTCTGACAACCCCTTTATTACATCAAGTATCGCAGACGCTTTCGTCTTGTTGATACATTTACCATTCACTTCCTTCGGGAATCTGCAATTAGTGTGACACCTTATTTCTTCACACTGTGGAAGGGTTTCTGACAATACGTTGATTACGTTCTCCCCCCAAGGTCCAGATGTTTCTGGAATTGTAGAACCCTGAAGTACTATTGTAGGTGTTCCTGAGGATGCTGCTACAAAACTCAGTCCACTATCGAGACCCACAAAGCATAGTGCCTTCTTACATAACGCTCCTACCTGAGAAAGAGTCAACTTCTCTCTTACATCGAAGAACTTTACGTCTTCCTTATCCACAGTACCATTAGCAGGTCTATCTGTAGTTGCCCCTACCTGAAACACTGAAAGCCCCATATCTAAGAGACGATGAGTAAGTTCTTCGAACTTATCCCAATCCTTAGTAGGAACCCCAGATGTAGTATGAACTACTACATACTTGTTCTGTTTGTTTATATCGAGCACTCTGTCTACTGCTGCATAGTCGTGCTCTGATAAAAAGAGTTGTACTTTTTCCCCTTCTTCTCTTGCAGGCAACCTACATCTGTCTAAATAATAATCTACCAGATGCTGATGCCTTAAATGGTCTAACTGATGCCATATCGTATCCTCTTGAGTTATTTGCTGAGGGATAAGAACATCGTCATAATTCCATAAACCTTGCTTGTCAACAACCATCGTTAAAATGGCTTCCCAATTCTTTAACCAGTTTGGAGAAGTGTAAATCTTACTTACCCTAGGATTACCAAAGACTATGTCTTTGTATGCTTCATCCACGTATACATCTACCTCTGGTTCTTCGTACTTCTTATAGATACCATCTATAAGGTTATGCACTAGAAGAACGTCCCCTAATGTCCTCGTAAGGACTATTGCTATCTTTTCCTTACCCATTACTGCTCACCTCCGATTACTTTCAGTATCTTTACCGCTGCGTCATGCCATGTCCTGGCTTTCGCAGTCTCTGCATTAGCTAAACCCATAGCTTTTGCTTCCTCTTTATTAGTGAACATATGGCGCATTGCTTTTCGTAACTCTTCCACATCTACACTAGCCCACTTATGGTTCAATGCTTCAGGGCACTTCCTAATATAATCCACACTCGATATTTGTTCTAATGTGTAAGAAAGGTTGTGTCCCTGAAAGCCCAGTTCTGATAAGGAGGACCAATTGGTCGCTATTATGGGTAACCCACAGGCCATCGCCTCTAACACAGGTAATCCCAAACCCTCACCTCTACTGGGTAATACTAAACAATCACATGCTCGATACAGATTCGCTATATCGGGCGTTGTTACTTTATCTCCAAAGAACAGTATCTTAGGTGGATTAGCTACCCATGAGGTAGATAACTCCTTTAGTCTGCTTACGAGTCTTCTTCTTTGTTGCATACCAAAGCCCCCATAGTGCGTTTTAAGTACTAAGCAAACATCTTCGTTTGCCTTGAACTCTTTCGTAAACGCTTCAAGGAGAACTTCAAAATTCTTCCTTTCTGTAAAATCACCATTGGCTATAAACGTGAACTCTTTCTTATTGAGAATGTTCGCTTTAAGGCCATCGACCTTAAACTCCTTCTCTATCCCCCAAGGAAGAATATGTATCCTATCCTTATCCAACCCTGAGTTCTGAGCCCATAAGTCCCTGTTGAAGTTACTAAACGTAAACACTCCATCAACGGCTTGTAATTCCTTCTCCCAAGGTTCGGGTAATCTATCTGTCTCAAATAGAGTATAGATGTACCTCTTACAGTCTGCAGGTAACCTATCAAGTAATCGCTGTTGTGCTCTCTGATGCATTATCGCTGGAGTACCTGGTTGAACTTTCTGATTCATCATTCTTTGTAACCTACGTGCTACATCTTCGTCTAACGATATCTTTTCTCTGTTCCAAGTAGTGGATTCATCCAAAGCTATACAAACACCCATCTTATCTAACTCAATGAGCATAGCTCTTGTCATTACTTCATATCCTGATTGCCCTGCAAAGGGTCCGTGCCAGATTAACTGGTTCATACTCCTACCTCCTCTAATATCATAGGATACTTAGTGGGCGATTCTAACTTATCGAAAAACGCCACCCATTGTTCTCCCACCTTTGTCCACGTATGGTCTAAGGCAAATCTATACGCCTTATCTGCGCAATAAGTTCTGCCTCCCTCATCCTTATACATCTGTTGCATTGCTTCTGCTATTGCTCTAGGTTCTGGTACTGGTCTTTCAGTTAGGTATCTCCCTGTTAAGTAATGTCCCGCCTCTACAAGAAAAGACCTTTCCTCTCCTCCTAACTCTCCTGTTGCTGACTCGTTAAGAACTAACGTTGGTACCTTAGCGGCCATTGCTTCAATAACAGGAAGACCAAATCCTTCTCCCCCTATTGACACCAAAGCGTTTGACATATTGTACAGTATGTTCAGTTCTGGTTTAGATATCAACTTCGAAAAGCTACTCCCCCTTGCTATCTGAGAAAAGAACACTATTGATTGAGAACCCGCTAAATCAAACGTTGCAAGTAAATCATCAATGTTATGCCCTGCAGGGTCATAAAAGTAAGTGTGTGGCCAAAGTACTGCCCCAGGACACATACCTTCTTCTTGTACTATCTTCCAAGCCTTGAATAACTCAGGCCAATTCTTTCTACCCTGATTTCTTGCAACACAGAGAAATATGAACCTATCCTGAAAAGTGTATCTACCTCTAAACTTCTTTTTTACTTCTGGAGGTAGAGGATAATAATCTTTCTCATTTACTCCATGATAGATTACAGGTAACTTACCCTCCAAGAAAGGAAAACTCTTCAGTAGTGCGTCTTTACCGAAATCTGTATACGCAATCACTCTATCCATAGATACTACGACCTTACCCCAAAAGTTAGGTAAACCCCCACCTATCTTTTCTCCGTCTACGGCTAAGTAACCTACCCACGAGAATAAGTTTCTACTCTTGCATTGGTTAGGGTCTGTTAAGTAATCGTAAAACCAAGGGTCACCAATTGTCAGAACCACATCTGGTCTTTCTCCATAAACAACTTGGTCGAAGATATCCTTCCCCCAAGAGTCTTGTTCTGTTGGTATAATTTTGAATGGATACTGGTCAGGGTCAACTTCCCTACTACCACAGGCCAGATAAATGATTTCATGCCCTGACTCATGCAAGACAGTAGCAATCTCTCCACCTACCTTTGCCATCCCTGTGTGTGAGCAAGGATTTTCTGTTAATACTAATATTCTCATCTTACCTCCTTAAGCTCTTTCGAGCTCCCGTTTGTTTTAAGAGGATAGGAACAACTTCCTACACTCTAGTGAAATAGTAGCAACTATCAAATATATGTTATCTCCATACGGAGTTGTTATGTAGCCAGTCACACTTGGTTGACATGGTGCACTCAAGTATGAGTCAAACTTATTGTTCCTAACTACACTTAGAACGTTTTCTACTAATTCTGCTGACTTGTCTACAGCGTCTTCCTGTATCTCATAACTTCTTGCACAGTATAATTCTACCGTATGAGTAACTTCTCTTTTATGAGATGACGACCAAGTCTCTGGAGAACTGACTGGGGCAATACCTACGAAGGGGAATTGGTCATTTCTTAATGGTGGTAAAGATTTAGGAGCTACCTTCTGAATACCTTGCGCAGGGACATAATCAAGAGCCCCAACTGTCCTAGCTGCGGTTAATGCTGTTTTGATATTAATAAGTAGTGTTTTCATATCTTCTTCTTCCTCCCGGTCAGAATATACCTGTATGTAATTTCCTAAGTTAAGAATCTCTCTACCGTCTGCATCAACTAGAAATAATAACTCCATTCCTCACTCCTCCGTTAAAACTTCACCATCTTACCGGTTAATGCCTTTCCTATATAATCTGTGAGTACCTTACTTATCCTTCTTTTATCTTCCTCTTGAAAGAGTAAAAACTTCCTCTGGGGTATTACGGCCTTTCCCTGTACTCTACCAAAGTTATGTGTTGCTGCATATGCTACTGAAGTTCCTATCGCTACTTCCTTAGTACCTCTAACCTCGTAATTAATGCTATTCTTTAAAGTACCGGTATCTTGTAGAATAGTAGAACTTCCCTTTCTTCTCTGCTTTACAGTACTGGGAGCGAGAGCTTTCCACTTAGCAGGTCTACCCTCTTGACGAAAGTTATCATCAACACTTCTTTGCATCAACATACCTATTTGCTTCATGGGTATGACAAGATTGCTCATCTTCCTTCCCAATCCCTTAAGATACGTATTCACCTGTTGCGAATTATCGTCAATTGACAATATTATCATTTAGTCCTCTCATCTACTATGTCATCCAACAAGTCAGGGTCTACTCTCTGGTTTTCTAAATCATCCATATCACATACAGGTGTATAATCTCTGTTGTGACTTACCTTTGCTCCTAAGGGAGAAGATATCTCAGGTAACTGCATTTCGAATTCTGCTATCTGGTCTAACTCCTTAATAGGTTCTTCACAGTATCTTTCTCTCCTGTTCTTATCCAAAGGATCACTACCTGGATTCTTCCTAGTGAGAATAAAACACATTGACAACTTATTTGCTATTTCATATAGCAATGCTGGTTCACTTCCTGATGCCCAAGGTACCTGAGATGGATAAGACGACTCCAGTTTACTATTAATAGTCGCATATGCATTTCTCTGTGCCCTAGTAATCAAAGCACCAGAGAGTTGGGCCTCCCCCATATAGTTATTATGGGTGATTGCTAACCCTCCATTCATATCCGCTCTTATGTCTCCACTGCTACCGTAGTACTCCATCTTTCCTCCTTACCAAGCCTTATCGGCTTCATCCCAACGTTTACATGCAGTTACAAGTACTTCTTGCTTTGCTTGTAAATCTGCTGCTGGGCTACCGACAGATTGTAAATACCTTCTCAACTGCACTTTGCTCATAGAGTCAAAGTCAAAGGTTACTGTTTCTTCTTCTGCCTCTATAGTCTGAACTACGGGGCCCCCTTCTTTGAGTCTCTCTTCTCTTTCCTTCAATACCTTAGGGTCGTACTTTATACCTAGTAGAGGTCTTCCTGCTTTATCATCTTCAGCATCATATCTATCTTTCTCTCGAAAGAAGTCCTCAACCCAATTACCACAGGCACAATTAGCAGGAAATGGTAATTCTACATATTCTCTACCACATTCCTCGCAAATCCATTTTGTATTGACTTTAGTAGATTTGTCCATTGTTCACCTCCTTTTACTGTGTGTAAATCCTTCGTATACGTTCAGTTCGTAACCACAGGGTTACATTACTGCTGTTCAATTTTAGTACTTTCCGTCTAGTTTGATGTTGCCCTTATTATCTACCATCTTCTTTACTACTTGTTCATCTGTTCCAGTCATTCCCGAGATAGCAGCTTCATTAAAACCATCTTCTGATAGCTCTTGTACCATCTTCTCTTTCTTAAACGTTTCCCTATTACCTTTATCAACCTCTCCATACTGCTCTTGTGCTTCTTCAGACCATTGACCCATTCCCTCTTGTGCTGATTTCTTCTTTGGTCTATTTGCAATTATGTGACTGCGTTTATAGTCGTTCTGATAAAAGCCGGCACCTTTAAGTATGAATCCACTTCCTCCACTTATCAACCTCTTAACCTTTGCTCTACAATGAGGGCACCTAGGTAACTTCTTTTCATTCATTCCCTGGGGTACTTCGAACTCTCCACATCTCTCACATTCGTATTCATATGTAGGCATCTTTTACTCCTTTAGTGCTAGTGGGGGTTTTTACACCCCCACCAGTCTATCCTTAGATGTTACGCAAGAACATTATCAATCAGATAACCGGAGTTAGTAGCTACCAGTTTCTCATCCTGAATCATGCTCGGCTGAATAACATCACCGTCTCTTTCGTTATCCCTCCAGGTCTTAACTATAATACCATTCGATGTTCTGAATGTATAGCCAAGAGAAAGAGCCTCAAGTGAAGGTGAAGGTTCCGAGTAACATACAAGTACGTCATCGTCCCAAATACGCGAAATAGAAGCACTCTGCCCCTTCTTCGACGTATCTTCAGTCGCTTGAGCGAGAATGACTTTCAGGCCCCAAAGGACCGGAGGAAGGTCACCGTTCACAAGAAGTTCCTGGCCACCAGAACCCGTAATCGTGTATCTGATTAGGTTCCTGACGGTTGAGTCTTTCTTCACAACGTCTTTCACTTCGTCATTCATACATAAGATATTCGCCTCGACACCGGCATTCAATCTGACACTAGCTTTCGCAGTATCAATATCGGATTCGATAATCGGACTAGTTCCATCCCATTTAATTGCTGGGACAGCACTTGTAAGAGAAGCACCAGCTATCAGTGCTTTCGCCCTTTTTTCATAACCGAGCATCAGCCACTTCATCAACTTCTCAGTGGTTGTGATTTTCGGTCTGATAGGCGCATCAGCGTTCCTGACAATCCTGTCAGGAACAAGTTTCCTTAACGCATATTCTTCACAAGAATATGTTCCTGTCGACACATCCCAATCTGCCTCGTTCGCAGGTGCTCCTATTGCTCGATGAGTATCCATTTCCCGCATCTCTTCTCTCGAAAAGATGTAGTACTTGTCACTTTCTTTAACGACCTTTACAACGGGAAGTAGCATCTCAGCA